AAACACGGCGACAGAAAGGAGTGGGGGGGGGGGGGCAGGGGCACGCCCCTGCTGGCGGAGATGGAGAGATTAAATATACCACTTCACACCACTTTTTTATTGCTTTATAAAATTGCTTGTAAACCACGCATTTACGTCATTTAAGCCGTTTCATTTGTTCCGCATTTCACAAGCATATATTTACAATTCAGCTTTATCGTGTATAATTCGTGTACGCAAAAACAGCCGCCTCAGATCACTCCGAGACGGCTGTTTAAACTATTGTAGAAGTATGCTGTCAGCTCACATACTGTCTATATTAATTTTTTACCATGTCGTCATCAATCCAGATACGGAACGCCTTCATGCCATACTGTTTAGCATAGAGTCTGCGTCCATCTTTCGACGTAATATACGCCGTGAAAATGTACATAGACATTCCCCCTTTGCAAAAAAGTTTATAAAACCCCTTGCAAACTCGAAAGAACTATGATATAATGTAATTGTTGAGAATACATTGCTGACAAACACAGTTTCGATAGCAAGTGGTATGAAAAGTCAAGTTGCAAGCTTGGCTTTTTTTGCTTTATATAGAGCAATTTCTGCTGCCTGATAAGACGTGCCAAATTCTTTTGAAATTTCTGACGGTGTCAGCGTGTATATCAGATGATCCGGCATAAGCAATTTGCTTGCAAATGTGTTAGCCTGCCATTCTGGATCACAATATGTAACAACACGTCCGCCGTCACTCCTACACAACTGCACACCTGAACTATGAAGAACATAATGCCCTAGCTCGTGTGCCAACGTAAACCTGTCACGTCCACTACCATTTAACGCTCTATCATAAACATCTTCACGGACGACAATACTGTTTGCCACGTTATCAAAATATGCGTATGTATCGGGCATCTCATTTTTAGCAACATATAAATACGAAAATTTTGGGTCTATTTCAGGCAACACAGTTTCTATGAACTCAACAATCGGAAAATATGTACGATCGTATAAGTTGAGTTTTCTGCGAAGTCTGTTGGTCAAATGTAAAATGTCATCTGTGCTCATCGGTTTTGCGATGAATTGACTCAATACTGATCACCTCTTACTATCAAGAATTTTAATTAAACTGTTAATCTCATCACTTGTAAGCGAGTCAATCTTCCGTGCAAAGATAAGTCCCAAATTTGTTTGCTCGGTCGAATACCCTGCTGTGCTAATTGAGATTTCGTTTACGCTCCGGAAATAAGCTTCCTTAAGCTCTATTGCCTTTTCCGAATCCAAATCATAAGCGTTTATGATCTTACCCACTAAATCTTCGGTTGGCCGTTTCTTGCCATTTTCAACAGCAGACAAGTAGGCTGATGTAACTCCAACTTTACCAGCCATATCCTTAAGTAGGAGACCATTGTCAATACGATATCTTCTGAGAAATTTGCCGATTTCTGTCAACATCTTTTACGCCCTCCCTTCGATGATACTATTATAACACATCAATTTAACTTTGTCAAGTGATTTTTCAAAAAAGTTTTCCTAAACTGTTGATGTTGTTTTAATCAGCAGTTATCAGAAATAGAACATAGTGCTTTGGTGCTTCATAACAAAGACAGCCGACAGGGATTATTCCTTGTCGGCTGTCTTACTACCTACTTAATCTTAATTTTCTGCCCTGCGTAAATGATGTTCGGATTCTTGATACCATTGTCCTTGACAAGCTTCGCAACAGTGGTCTTGTAACGCCGTGCGATGCCCGAGAGTGTGTCACCACGCTTCACAGTATAAGTCACTGTCTTCTTGGCGTGGCTTGCAGACGGCTTTGTGGTCGAGCTGTTGGTCTTCTTGAAGCCGTTCAGCCCTGCCGCCTTGATCTTCGCAGGATAGTCCACATAGCAGATGTCCATATCAACATTGCCGCTGATACCGCTGACTCTGCCAGTAGAACTGTACTGCCACATACCATAAGTGCCGCTAAAGTTGCAACGTGAGCCGTACTCAGCGACCCACAGAGCGTATCTCTTAGCAACAGAGGCAGATATGTACTGCTGTAAAGGCGAACGGCTGATATACAGTCCTGCCCAATAGCCTGCGTGCTCAAGTGCATTGCAGAAAGTCTTGACAAGGCTGTTGCAAAATACTCTACCCTTTGCGAACTGTGAACGCTCCTCGAGGTCAAAGTATATCGGATACTCAAACGTCTTGCCCTTGATAGCGTTGATACAGGTCTGAGCCTCTGCCTTTGCTTCCACAACAGTTGCCGCATAGCTATACCAGTAAGCACCGACCTTTAGCCCTGCCGCCTTTGCCGCCTTGTAGTTTTTCTCAAAATATGGGTCTTTCTGATTAGCGTACTTGCCAAAACCTGCACGAATGATAACGAAATCGACCCCCGAAGCCTTGACTTTTTTGAAGTCAATGTTCTGCTGATACTGTGAAACGTCAATACCCTTAAATGTCTTTGCCATAAAATTACTTCCTTTCTAAATCATCAATCCTGTGATTAGCCACCTTGATTTTCTCGTCGATCAAAGCATAATCCTGTTCCAACTTATACGTCCGAGCAATAACGGAATTGTGCTTATCCACACGCTCAGACAACTTATCAATCTTATACTCGATAAGCTTTTGGCTGTTTGCCGCAATAACAAGCTGACACGCTACCGCAGACGCAGCCGTTATCAGTGCGACGATAATTGCTTCCGTCACTCGTCATCACCTGACTTTCTCTTGGCGCTCTGCGTGCCGAAATAGAACGAGATCACCACCGTAAACACCGTGATGAACTGCTCTGCTGAGATCGTGCGGCGAAGTGCCAGCACGCAAAACACCGCTGTCAAGAACAGCGTTACAATGGACTTTACATCAATGAGTTTCGCTAACTTCTGCTTCATGATATACCTCCTTTGTGATTTCTTTGAACTGTTCCGGACTAATAACGCCTGCCTTGACAAAATCTTTGACCTTTGCCAGCGAATACACGCCCAGATCATAGAAACGTTTAATAATGCTGTAATACATCACTCGCCCTCCTCACCTATCAGCGTGCCTGTCATAGCAGCTGTGTATAGCACTTGTGCCATTATTTTGTCCTGCTCGGTCACTGTAGGTTTTTCAAAATCTTCGGTGGATAGCCCTGCGGCTTTCAGCATTTCTTCTTGTAGCTCCGTCATGTTGTACCTCCTACTTCGCTTAGTTTGACGATGTATTCTTCTTCGCTTGGCACGGGTATATGGTAGTTATCATTGCTGCTTTTAAATGTTACACTACCCAGTGCTTCGACTTCGATGTTCCGCAGAAAATCATCGGGTAGCATGGTTGAAATGTCGGTGACGATTGGTGTATCTAACGCCTTGATTTCCGTCCCGTCAATAGTGTTGTTTTGCGTATAGGTCTTAGCCTCATAGTCCACCGTATTCCCCTCAATGCAGTAGCCAGGCAGATTGCGGATTGCTTCGGGAATTGGGTAAACGTTGCTGTGGTAGGGGGCGTAGGCTGTGGGGGTTGGGGATTTTTCAATTTGAATATCGCACAAATCAAAAAATGATTTTCTATCAGTGCTTGTAGACTCTCCACTAAATACAGATAAAATAATGTATCCGTGTTTAACCGAGATAATTCCAGTTTTATCGACATTGTAACCATAGCCAGTTAAGTGTTCTATAATCAGTCCTGTTATATTATTATCAGTGCGGATTTCAGAATCAAACACATACACTGATTTGCTCATGCCCGAAACATACCCAGATTTGTGTTTTGTTGATATTATATAGTCACCATTTTTACACGGAATTTTCAAACCCTTGTACCTACCGTTATAATACATCGGAATTGTATAGGCATCGCTATTTTCTTTGCCGCTTTTGCCAAACAAATTCTTTCCCTGCTCCACAACCTCTGTCACCCCAGCGCTGACTATTTCGCCAGCGCTATAAGGGTAGTAGTCAGCAGGGAATATTTTCTCAAATTCTTCCACAGTTGTGGGTTCGTTGCCTGAACCGAATATGAGGGTGAGGTCAAAAATCTGACGATTGCTAAACGTCACTTTGACGCTATTGCCTATTAAAAATGCGTCAAACGTACCACCTATATCGCTATCGCCATATGGGCTAGTAATCCATGACAACGTACTTTTTCCAGCATTCACAGCTTTACTTGTCTGGTTGTTTTTGGTGTATATCACTTCACGGAAATACATATAGACAGTAGTGCCTTGCTCAGCCTCGCAATCTATTCTGCACAGATATTTATGGGCAGAGTACACTGGCTTGCAATTGCATTCCGTACCTTGATATGTGAACGTCGAACACATCTGATTCCAAACAATTGACCTACCGCCCACCGACTTCACCGACATCAGCTTACCGCCTGTAGGCACAACCTTCTGATATGCCGTTTCGCTGTCCGTTTCAAATTTGTGTGTCACACCCTGACCTATGGAATACAGTGCGTCCACACGTCTTTGCAGTTCTTTATCCGTTAGCTTCACGTTAGCTATCTCAGCCGTATTTTCAACTATCTTTCCGACAGCTGTAGTGTAGTCTTCAGGCAGGCTGTCAGCCACCGCCTGTGCCGTCTGTGCAGCAGTTTCAGCGGCTGTTCTGTCCTCTGCGACCTTAGCGGCATGGTCTGCCACTGTAGTTTTGTCGGCTGTCACCTGTTCTGCCAATGTCTGCACCGCCTGTCTGTCTGCTGCGGTGCTGTCAGCGCAGGTCTTTGTGGTGTTTTTTGCACC